CGAAGAACGTTACTGGCGTTACATGAGAGTAAAAGCGCCTGAGTTGTTCGACATTGACGCGTTCGACTTTGCTTCATTGTGTCATTTGGATAAACACAACATCACTTGGATTGACGGCAAGAGCAAACTGAATATCGGTAAACTTTCAATCTTTCACGGACACGAGTTTGGTAAGCAATTCCTTCCTTCGGTTAACGTAGCGCGTGGATTGTTTATGAAGACGAAGGTGTCCGCGCTTTGCGGACATCATCACCAGACAGCAGAACACAATGAGAGGGACGCTAACGGCAAGTTCATTACTTGTTGGGGTGTTGGTTGCTTAAGTGAATTATCTCCTGACTACAATCCTTATTCGAAGTATAATCACGGCTTCGCTATCGTTGAGAAAGGAACGAACGGAAGTTACAGCGTCAAGAATTTAAGAATACACGAAGGTCAGATATTATGAGAAGGAATATACTCGCAGCGTTGCTGCTATTTATTGGAACATCAATTCTTTGGTTGGTCATTTGTTGGAACATTTGGGGAAAAGTTCATGCAAATAATGCAACAACTGAATTACAAACACAAGATAGCGTCATAAACTACAACGCTGGCGAGTACGACCGACTACTTACAGAACAGATTGAACTTTACAAACAACTTCGAACCTATGAAGATGCTCAACTTACAGCCAAAACCACCTATCAAAGAACTCGTTCTGCTATTATTATTCGAGATACTGTTAATATTGTGGATGTTATCCATTTGGTGAACTCTTGCGATAGCGTTATTGCTTCCGATTCATTGGTAATTAACAACCTAAAAGAACAAATTAACATCGAAGAAGAAAAGATTGACAACTTACAAGAAACGGTTAAGGCTTATGAACAGAAGGAAAACATATTAACCGAAGAAATTAACAATCTTGCTGCTGATAAAAAGAAATTAGAAAAACAAAAAAAGCGCAGAAACCACGCTTTGATTGTAACAACTACGGTAGCAGTTCTTTCTACTTTTGTTCTTTCAATTTTACTTTAGATTCAGGAATGTAGAATTTCATTGAGAACTGGATAGCTTCGCTTAAAAAAATGTTGCGACTGTTCTCTCCGCGTTTCTCGTCAATCTCGTTCCACAGGTCTTTGTGCAAGTAGACACAAATTCCTTTTTTAGTTTTACTTTCTGGCATCTTCTTCAATTTTTAGTTTTTTCAAATAAAGCGCAAGGTCTAACGCTTCCTCGTATGCGTGTTGCAGCCATTCAGAGCGCGTTAAATCGGTTCGGTCAAGTGTTGTTCCATAGGTATCAATTCCCTTCGCTTCACGCGTCTTTAAATCGGTAATTACTTTTTTGCAGACATTTGACTGACAATTATCAAAGTCGTGCGTTATATTAGTTTTTTCACGTCTTTTTAATCCTATGGACCATAAGTAATCATCAACTTCTTGAGGCATACTTTCCATTTGATTTTTTAATTCTGTAAAATATTCGGTATCATCGGCATCACATTCCTCTAAAATTTTACCGCTCAATATTCCAAGAATAACAAATTGTTTAGATTCAGCCTCAAATTTATCTAATTTTATTAAATTATCTTTACTTAACAATTGAAACACAACTTGTTTTTTTAATGTTGCTTTATAAACATAACTTTCTAAGTTTTTCTTTTTTTCAATTTTAACTTCATCAAATTGAATTAAATCTAATATTTTACTCATGATCAAATTTTGGTAAATTAAGTTTTTCAGTTACTCCAATTAAATCGCATATAACCCACCAATCTTGCCCTTTATTCATTTCAGCCATTAGGCTTAAACCATCCTCATCTTTACATAAAGAAAATCTAAAGAAATCATTGTAATTAGTATAATTCTTTATCCAATCAATATTTAATAATTGTTCCAGATTTGAAAAATGACTACTTAATGGTTCGCAAGATGAGTAATTTGCAAGATGTTGTTTTGCTATCATTATTTTTTTTTAGTTAATTTTCTTCATTCGGCTTACTCATCATTGAACCAATCATAAGCGCAAGATATATTTTCTCTTTTGCGTTCAAGTCCTTTCGCTGTGAAAGTTCAAGGAGAATGTCGCCAAGAATCTTTCCTTGTTGGAAGTAGGTTGCAAGCGAATTAACAATTTCGCGTTCGCGCTCGTAAGTCATTTTTAAAGACTCGTATAGTGGTGTATTTTTCATTTCGTAAATGTATGCTAAATAATTCTAACCTACAACATATTGTCCATAACTTGGATTGAGTTCGAAGTACATTCTCATCATAATAGCGTCTGCAACGTCAGGCGAAATACCTTCGCGGTTCTTGATTACGTCCTTCGGGGTAACCATAAGTTTTCCGTCCACGTCTGCGCGGTGTCGTTTAATCATTTCCAACTCACGCACGATTTGTTCTTTGCGCGTACTGGATAAGATAGTGACCTTGTTTTCTTCGACGTATTGGGCCAACTTATAGTAACATTCGCTTTTCAGATTTTGGTATTGTGGGTGCTTGGGTTTAGATCCGTTGACAAACCCGCGACATTTTAAGAAGTCAACGACACCACCACCAACACCGTCTTCGTCACACACTACGTCTTGCAATAAAATTGAGTGCTGTTGACAGGTTAAACGAACTTTGTTCACGACTTCGTCTAACGCTGCACGATTCATTTCAATAACGTCAATGATAGTTAGACCTTCCCACACGATTATAATCGTTCTATCCTTACCGAAACGCGCTATGTCGGCTGTTATGTATTTCTTTCCTTCATTGATTACTTCGTTCCTAAACATTCGAAGCAAGTTCTCCGTTTGAAATAGCTTGTCGCTGTCGTCGTCGAACTCCCAGTTGCCTTCCAAAAGTCTTTTGCGGTCATATTCTGGAAGTCGTCTAAGAGATTCAATGTAAGCAACAGGTAAGAATGGATTGTCCTGCGGTAACGCTTGCACAAACGCGCGGTGTGAAGGTAGTTCGTTGCGGTTGTTCTTCATGTAGAACTCGTTATACAACCATCCCTTCGCAGGATTGCACGACAAGAAACCTTTGGGAATTAACCCGAACTCGTTCAATTTAAAACGACAACGCGAATGAACAATGCTCACCGCCTTTTCTGTTACTTCGGAACATTCGTCTATAAAGTAGTCTGTGATTTCTAACGAACCAAGACTGTTGAAGTTAACGTCCGAAGGATAAGCGAATAAGTCTTTCAAAACAATTTCACTTCCGTTGAAGAACTTAATCACGTTGGATTGTCCGTTGAAGGTGTAGTGTTTGTTTGCTATCAATCCAAACTCCTCAGCCGTTTCAAAGAATGTGTTTAAGGTCGTCTTTTTCAACGTGTCTAATTTGCTACGTCCAATTAAAGAACGTGTCCCTGCGTACTTCAAACGACGCTGTATCTGCCACATACAACCGAACTTAGTCTTCCCACCACCTGCCGCGCCACCGTATAACAACTGTTCAACGATACTATCGGTGTTTAAGTAATTCAACGCTTCGACTTGACGCGGTAGGTATTCGGGTTTATATGGATTCATCTATTCTAATCATTGCGTAAGACTGCGGAATTTGTGCAATTATTTTATCTCCGATTAAGCACCACCAATATGAATCGTTAACCGAACCGTATTCTTCGACCTTGTCACACATAACCTCATGAGATTCACCTGTAATCGGATGAATAAATTTTACTTTTTTCATTGCTTTGACAAGTATAATTTGTACAACTCACGCATACCTTCAAAACGAATCGATTCCTTCAACAACATTCTTTTGCGGTCGCTCATTCGCTCAACCATTGATTGAACGAGCTGTTGTTCGAAATACACGTTCTTCTTTGCGTTCGCTTTGCATAACCGGTATTCTTCTTCGGTGAAGGTGTCAGCGTTTATTATTTTGCTTTCTTCGAGCCAACGCATAAGCGACACCGCACGAATCTCAATGACCGTATATTTTCCTTTCTTATAATTTGCAATATCTTCGGCTAACATCCTTCGCCAGCTATCATCGTTTACTGCCATTTCTTTTTCTTTTAGTTGTTTAGATTGTTCCTCTTTTGATTCTGCAATCTCTCTCTGAATTTGCAGGTTTGCTTTATCGCGATGTGGTTTGTAAGCCGTTAACACGTCACCAATGAATGATACGCTCAACGCTCCGTAGTGTTCACACTTCTTGTCAAGTTCATTCGCTGCGTTTAGTTCGAACGCAAGATTGAAGTGTTCGAATGTCGTCCAACGAAAGTGCTTGCCTATGAACTCGTGCAACATTTGCAACAGTTGTGCCTCTGGTAATGCGATGCCGTACATAGCGCATACCTTTGAGCAGAGTTTGACAAATGCAGGTAGTTCGTAGTCGGCAACGAACGCGCTTTCGCGCTCTGCACGATCAATCCTTTGTGTAGTTGTGAGCGTCGTTGTAGATGCGCTGCGCAGCGTCTGAATCGAATTTTCCATTTTTGATTTTAGTTTGTTGGTTTGTAGTTACAAAGGTAGATAAGTCCCACTTACGCACGGCAGCCTTCCAGTCTTTCATTTGATTCCTTCCCACCTTCCAACCGTTTGCTTCGTAATGAGCGTGGAATTTCTCTGTGAATTTCAATGCGTCATCGTTGCTTAATTTCTCACAGGCATAGTCGTAGATTTCAACAACAGTTGGTTTGACGAATGGCGACTTCTTTTCTTTTGCTATTAGCGTTGGAGCGGTTGGAACGGACAAGCGAATAAGTATGTCGTTTATCTTTTGTTCTTGCTCTTGCATTGCTGCTTCTAGCTGAACGATTCGATATTTTAGTTGTAGTATTAGCATCATTTTGTTCCTCCGTAAGTTTCGTTGTAAAAATCTTCAAATTGAATTTCAAATATTTTTCTTAATTTTTCATTTGTAGTAACATTATCTAAAGCAGCTTCTTTCATCTGCTCCTTCTCCATTTGCTTGGCTTGTTCTATTATCTCATCACAATTTAAATCTGTAATTCCTTTAATATAACTTGCTAACCATTCAACCGCAGTTTGTTTCTTTTCCATAGTTATTTAGTTTTAATTAGTCCCACCCTTCGCCTTTTGCGTCGTCGTCTGCGTCGTCCCAGTCTTGACAATCGAAGCATACTTTGATTTCTCCTTCGTCGTCAACGTGTTCGTAGGCGGTGTCCCAATCTTCAAGCTGTTGGTCACGTAAGATTTCATCAACTCGCTCTCCGAGTTCTTTGCTTTCGCAGTTTGGACAGAATGTCAATTCACTTTTCATAGTTTTAGTTATTTGATTTTAGATTTTCTTTTTGCGCTGAGTGTCTTTTGATGCTCAACGTGTTCGACAAATTTAGTAAAAAAAGTCATTGGTTTAGCATAACCCATTTCATTTAGTATAAAACAAATGCGTTCAACATTGGCGCGGTAGTATTTATCCCATTCAACCTGAGCAGATACCTGCTTTATTCCGTGCAGGATAGTAGCGTGGTCTTTCTTATAACGGTCACCTACGTTTTGAAGCGAGAGAACGTAACAAGGACGAATGATAAAGAATATAATTTGTCGTGCGGTTACTATCTCACGTTTCCTTGTTGTCTTATACAATGCCTGTGAAGGAACTCCCAAGACCGAACACGTCACATCTTCCAGAGCGCTCCAAAACATATCTCGTTCGTTTTCCATTTGCTTTTGCATTTCAATTTGTTCACTCGTTAATCTTTCGTAGCGTGGAGTAATCATCGTCCACAATAACTCGAAGCGTTCCATGTGTCTGAATGGTATCATGTCAAG